ATCTTTGTCAGTGAATGTGACTGACAAAGGTTTGCAGATTAAAGCTGAGGAGGAGGGACAACGTCGGCAAGCTTTGGTGAAAAGGCGTCCTGATAATTCGCGTCGACCGAAGGTGCTACGGCGAGAGCTTCCATCGGGTGGAACACAAATTCAGACAACACTGTTTGAAGAACTGCTGCGTCATGTATCCTGTTCAGCTTTGATCAAGGAGACAAAGACCGAGCAGGACATGCGTGTGAATCAGGTCCACTTTTACCCGGAGCGGGGTTGTATCATAGCAAATGCACGTACATATGCGTCAGCTGCTTTTTTACCTGGTCTTGAACTTGATTTGTCTATTGTTTCGGCAGACCTACCGTTGATACGATCCTTCTGTGCAAAGTGCACGGCAAATAATGTGCTTGTAGGACAGAGTTTAGTTCATTTATTTTTGGCGGATGCAGCTACTGGCTCATATGTACTATTAAGTCGCGTGGCTTCTGCTAAGCCACCATTATCACTTGTATCTGAAGATGACTATGCCGTTGAGATACAAGTTAATAGGGACAAATTAGTCGGAGCCTTATCTTGGGCAAGGACGGCTATTGAGGGAACATCTAGGCTGAGTTTTTTGGCGATTCGGGCTTCTGAGGATGGTCTTGGTGTGCTCAACCTGATGGCAGGGAATCAGGATCTTGCTGTAATTCCAGCGACCTTTAAGAAAGGTCGCGAGTTGCGGTCAGATTTCCATGTGGCTATCATAGCAACAGTTGCGCCGAGTGTGACAGGCACGGATGTCATAATGCGCTATGCACATCCAGCCATACCGACTTTACTCGAACTTACTGCAATGGAAGCGGGTCAAGTCACCGCGCGACATTTTGTGCAGTCAATGAGGACAAGGTCATGAAGTCTGCGGAACTTGAAGCTAAATACGCTCAATTTCGTAATGGACACATACGAGTATCCACATATAAAGATGTATTATCTGCAGAGGCTCAAAGGCTTCAAGAGGAACTTGAGCAGGCGAGGTACCAGACGGAATTGCATCAAAAATGTCTTGAGATTTTCAAGGCATGGTTGGAAGAGTCATTGAAGAAGAATGTAGACTCAATGGCGGAATTAGCTACGCTCGCGCTTCGGCAAGTCATTCCTGGTCAGGAACTTACCTTTGAGGTGAGGCAGGACATGAAACATAACCGTGTATCTATACGGTTTGTCTTGTTGGAGAATGGGCCTTACGGTATAGTAGAAGGTGATCCCATACATTCTTATGGTGGCGGGGCTGCGGTTGTAATTTCTCTTGTGTTACGTTTGGCTGTAATGGCCCGAATGCACATGGGAAATTTGCTTATGCTTGATGAATCGATGTTCGCACTGTCGAATGTTTACGTCCCAAATGCCATCTCGTTTTTTCGTCAACTCTCCGAGAGAACAGGTGTGAACATTCTTATGGTGACTCATAATCCTGAATATGCTATGAATGCTCATACTGCATATGAGGGTTCCAAAAATGACGGGCAGTTCAAGCTTCGAAAGCTTAAGACGGATGGACTATGAAGTCAACAGCGGATATTGAGCATCGACTCGAGAAATTACGTGTCAGGTATCTGCGCCAATGGATAGACAAGGTGCGTGGTAGGCGATTTACTAATTGTATTTACAATCATGAATTTTATCAGTCTCCCATACCGAATCCACGCCAGGAGCGTCAGGAACTTCTAGTGCCACGCAGACAAGTCACCATGGTGATGTTTAGTAAGGACGACGAATTAAATAAGACAATTCGTCTATGTACATACGGCACAAAATCGAATGAATGGAATGGAGATATATGTGATAATGATAAGTGTTCGGCAACATGCCGTCATTTTTCACCAAGAGTAACTGAAGAGGAAGCTATAAACAGTTTTAATCAGTTACTCGCTGACGACAAATTCGTTTTGAAGCACATGCCAGATGTGGCGGCTTTACAATGGGTATTGGATACACGTGTTTATTCATGGCCATGTCCATGGTGGTTACGATTTGGTTTCTGGTTGTCACGGTTGATGTGGCGTCAGCCAAAGCCAGTAATCATATTGCCACCAGTAGATTTGCCGAAAGATTTATGGGATGATCCTACTACAGATTCTTGAGCATGATTTGCATCGTCAACGGATTGCTCGTCCCGAGGCAAAGGTATTTTGGATTGAGACACCTGCTAAGTCTCAATTTTTACCTGCTGTAGTAAGTTCTGTTCGGCCAGACAAATTTTTGGTTACAAAGAAGCTTGTAAATGGGACTCATTTACGATCTGGTGTATTTAAATACGATTCTGATCGTCTTGATGAAACAATCGGACCTCTTTTCGAGGCTGCCTACGAGTTATCTGTAAATCAGAAATGGAATAATATTTTATCATCTCCTCAAGAAGCGTTCGTATATGTACAGAAGGCTAGTGGTACTACATCACAGCCACATGCACTTCTAGTGCCGAATTCATGGACTCAATCCGAGCTTTCTAGATGGGCCGGAAAAACGCAGTTGTCCCAGGCTGCAATACTGGCTGAGGGTGGGAAAGTACAATTACCTAAAGCCGGAAAGGAGACGACAGCTACCTTATATAAAGGTATCTGCAAGGTACATCGGTGTAATGTTGTGGTACCTACTTTTTTATCGCGTCCGGACTTCGTAGGAATGTATACTCAGATTGTTGGCGGGCAGACTAGCCTCGTGCTTCATAATGTAAGGCACGGTATTGCTTTTTGCCCGCGTCGAGGCAAAAACTGAATGCATTTTTTAGATCGTTTCGTTGAATGGGCCCATGAGTCTCTTGCTGACAGCGAAGAGGCCCAGCAATATCTTGCTTCGCGCGGGTCATCTAAAGCACAATGGGATCGGCATAAGATCGGGTTTGTACCAGAAGCGTTCGATATAGAGTCTTCCTCTAGCGAAGGTCATTCGGATGTGTGTCAAGATCGAGAGAAAAAACATCTTTGGTGTGATGCATGTCGATACCGTCGTTGGTCTTCTACCTGGGAAGGTCCTGATGGAGCTAAGGAGCAGCACATTGGACGCCGGATTGTAGGTTGCATTGTATTACCACTTACAAGTTATTCTGGAGTAACTGTTGGATTCCAAGTTAGGTCCATCTTGGATCGGTCTTATGATACTTATGTAATCAAACGTCGTCCCGAGGGATACTTTTTTGGTGTTGCAGCTAATGTGGCTGAAATTTGGCGTCGACGCGAGGCAATACTGGTAGAAGGAGCTTTTGATCAACAATTGATAGAACGACTGGTTTCACCAGTCGTTGTAGCTCTTACAACCAGTGCTGTAGGTGCGGTCCAACTGAGATTTCTACGTCGGTTTGTGCGACGTGTTTATCTGTGTTTCGACACAGATAAAGCAGGCCGGGAAGCTAAGAATTCATGGATGGAGCTTAGATCTCGGGAATTTGACTTGATTGCTGTACGTTATCCTATCCTTCGAGAAGGAGAGAAGGACGTTGGAGATTACTGGAAGCGTGCCGGTGACGGTGCCTTTCGCAGGCATTTTTGTATAGAGATTCCATCCTAGGAGACATCAATGACACAAGCGGTTACGTCTAAACAGCAGCGACCAGCACCCGAACCACTACTTATGGGAGGTTTTGATGCAATCAAAGATTTGGCAGAGAAATTGATCCCAAAGCATCATCCACATTTGGCTAATGCGATCTTTGAATATGTATCACGTAGTAAGGCTAGTAAACAGGCAGGAAAGCCTGTTGCCGGCACTGTGAAGAAGGCTTCGCCGCTTGAGCGGCGTTTGGCGTCAAAAGATAGTGGTGAAGAGCCGAATTTTATTATGATTGTGGCTCTTGATGTATGGAATAACCTGCAGTCCAGCCAACGTACGGCTCTTATAGACCACTTGTTAACGCGATGCACGGCGGACGAAGACGATAGTGGTGGTGAAATAAAATATGGTGTTCGGCCTCCAGAGGTTCAGGAATTTCCTGAAGTTGCTGGACGGCATGGTAGATGGAACGAGTCTCTGTCGCATCTGGCGACGGAGCTTGGCACCCGATAATGCCCTGGGATTTGAAATACCGTCCGCGTCGTTTTTGTGAGATAGTTGGGAACACTGGGATTGTGCGCGTTCTCATGAAACGATCCTGTGATGGGACACTCGCGGATCGATCTATGATGTTTGGTGGTCCTAAGGGATGCGGTAAAACTTCGCTGTCTAGGATTGTGGCTAAAGCTATAGCCTGTATCAAGTTGAACGATGGGGAGCCGTGTTGCGAATGCGTTTCCTGTCGTGCAGTTGATGGAGGAACATCTGATAGTTTTGAAGAACTTGATGCGGCTACTCAAGGTACGATTGAGCGAATACGCGGAATCGTGCAAGATTTAGAATATGGCACCATGGACGGGCGTCCTCGTGTGCTGGTGATTGATGAAGCTCAACGGCTTACCAAACATTCGCAGGATGCGCTGCTTCGATCAATGGAGGATCGAAGAATAACAGTGGTGCTATGTACTACTGAACCACATATGATCAAGGGCCCTGTCCGAGATCGTGTAACTGAATATCCTGTAGCGCCAGCGTCATCAGAGTTGATAGCACAGCGTCTTTTACAAATTTGTGAAGCTGAGCAAATATCTGTTGAACCCACTGCTGTTGATTTGATTGTGAAATTTAATCGGCGCAATCCACGTACTAGTATCACATGTCTAGAGGATGTAGCTGCGTTTGGAGCTATAACTGAGGTAGCTGTTCGTGAGGCATGTCGGTATACGAGTTTTGAGGATGTGGTGCGTGTTTTGTGTCTTATTGATCAAGATCCAGTCGGGGCTTTAACTGTGCTGGATCGTTTGTTCTCCCAAGAGAGTCCGACTTGGGTGAGAGATAATTTGGTAGCAGCCATATCCAGTGCTATGCGGGAGGCAGTAGGTGCGAAGCCAACATACCTAATACCAGCTCAGTTTTTCAGTACACGTGGGAAGAGCTGGATTTCGTGTGCTATGACGCTTAGCCGATTGGATAGACCTGATGATGCAGCTATTCAGGCCGTTCTTCTTGGTGACGTGAAATTACCTATTAATGTTCAGCCCTCTGCACTAGTTCCAATCCCTGCATCAGTTCCGATTGCATATACTCCTGCATGTGCACCTGCACCTACCCATGAACCAGTTTCGACCCATACATCAGTTTCGATCGCACTGACCCCTGCACCAGTTTCACCCCCTGCACCAGTTCCACCCCCTGCACCAGTTCCACCCCCTGCACCAGTTCCACCCCCTGCACCAGTTCCACCGTGTGCGGTTGAACATGATGGAGTAAAATTTACTCCAGATGAAACTCTCACTTCTCTTGATCAACAGGTTGTCCGGACTTCAAAACCGGTACAGAATACTCCTATAATTAATGTGTCGGTACCGTTTGATCAACGGTTGGTTCCGATATCAAACAAGGAGTTTGCCCGTGCCTTTGAAGAAGGGAAAGAACGATACTAAGTGGGTATGTGTGCAACTTTCTCCGATGGGGGAACGAGAGAATAAACCGGAAGCAATAAGCAGAGCGGTGCAACATATTCTGGGACAGCTTGATGTATTCATCCCTGCAGTGTCGGAGAAAAGGCAGGCTGAAGAACATACGGTTTATTTCATGGAGGGGTATGTCTTTGTGGAGTATCGGCCGAATATCCAATATTTAAAACTCCTTGAAATTCCTTTTTTTAAATCAGTCATGTGTCACCGAGGTGAGCGTTCTGGCGGGGAACCGTCATATAGCTTGCTTGATGACAAAGTTTTGGATCCCATACGCACCGGGATGCAAGAGATGAAGTGCAGAGCTTTAAAAGTGCATGATCATGTACGAGTGAATAGAGGTACATATAAAAACATGCACGGTGTAGTGGATATGATTGGTCCTGATGGTGTCCTTGTTAATGCAAAGCTAACATCAAAACCATTGAAGATTGAGTTTCCAGCATCTTGGTTGGATCTTGAAGCAAAGGCAACATGAGAAGAATCGGGGGCCCAGAAACAGTTCGTCATGTGCTTGTGGATGGTAATAACCTGCTTCGTCGGGCTTACTATGTGTTTGTAGAAGACCGAAAGAAGCAGGGTGAGCAGCCTATCATGTCCAAGTCCGGGGCGCCACTTGGTTTATTCTATGGTGTACTCAATCTTTTGAATGGGTGGCTTTATGATCTCACTGATCCAACCCGTATATCGGTTTTCTTTGACGGTATACCGAAACACCGTTTGGCAATAGATCCCAAATATAAGGAGCGAGATGATCGGAGTCCGCTTGATTTCGGAAGCTCTGTAAAGGTACGGGGCGTTGATTATCCAAATCAGTATGAGCTATTGACTACTGTGTTACGCGGGCTTGGATGTGACTTATATTGGCATGCTGATGAGGAAGCTGATGATCTTATAGCTAGTTTCGTGAAGGCTCATCTAGGAGAGGTCAACATCATTCTATCATCGGATAAAGATTTTTTTCAATTGGTGGGAGACCGTGTGGTGATTTATCGTCCCGGAATTCCTCCACCTCGTTTATTCGATGCAGAGCGTGTTGGTGATTATTATGAGAAGAAATGGAAATTTCGGCTGCGTCCAGATCAGATTCGTATGTTCAAGACGTTGACTGGGGATCCGTCGGATAATATTTGTGGAGTGCCACGTATTCGAAAAAAGGTTGCATCGACTTTATGCGACGCGCCGAATATAGAAGCAGTTTTGTTGATGGAAATGCAGGCATTATCTACTACTGAACGATCTAACCTGTTGGCAATGCGTGAACGTTTGGAGCTCAACTGGCAACTTGTTGGGTTGAGAGATAATATAGATCTTGAGCCTTGTTTATCGCCTGCTGATCCTGATTTTTCTGGGATACGTGAATTGTGCAATGAACTCAATATGAATCTTGACTTGCTTGCATTTCGTGTTGGACCGTATTCGCTCTCACGAACGGCGCTACCGCTTCCTGACATACTGTCAGAACTTTGCCGGTAGGGTATGAAAACCTGGCTCCAGCCAGTATACATATACAACATATCGTTTGTCCTATACGCATACACAATATCGGACGTTGTGGTACGAACGCTGGACTGGAGCAAATGTATAGTAATCACGTTGTTATTCAAGACCCTGCCGCAATTTCAGCACGCTTTTCCACAATGGATAGGCTTGGGTATGATGGTACTGGTGATGTGGATGCTGATCTTGAGCAGATTATTGATCATAGTCTTGCACTAGATGACGGTCCTGACCTAAAACTGAGTCGGCCGACCTTCAGTGTCATAGAGCCATACCTTATCCGCATTCCGCCGCGAGAGGCGGACTTAATTCGTCTGTATTACCGTGATCAGATGAAACAGGAACAAATCGCTCGCATGTTTGGCATAACCCAAGCAGCTGTGAGTTATCGTCTGGCTCGTGGACGTCGACGAATTCAATTTCTCTTCACCATCCCAGAACTAGATTTCGACTTGTTTGAGATGGAGCTTGGTCCGAAATTCACTGACCAGGATCGTGAAATACTCTGGCGTATGTATGAGACCACCTGTCAATCGAAGGTGGCAAAGCAAATGAATCTGACTCAGGGTAAAGTACGACACCGGTTCTTTAGTTCTCTTTCTCGTATCAAAGATATCATTCGAGAAGAATTGCGCGAGCGCAAGATTCACCTGGATATGGTGAAGAAGCGCTGGGCCGGAGTTGATTCGGCTGAGGTTGAAGAAGCTGAACACGATTTGCAAAATGCCATCAAAAATTCGTGTTACAGCAAATACTGGAAAGTGTTTTTTGCAATCAGTGATAAGCACTTCAATATATTACATGAGGTATCGCTTCCACAGTTTACAGACCGTGGAGATGCGCAGATACTTGCAGTGTCATAACTGTGTGACCGTGTCTTTGTGAGACACTAGGGGTATTTAGACAAGACTTTGGGTTGAAAGTCTTGTTGCTACTGTGTATACTGCAGTATGAGTGTAGCAACAGAGCTGGCTAAACATGGAGTCGTAATATCCTGCGCAGTAACAGGTAGCTCAGTAATCGAAGTTTCTTGTGCATGTGGTAAACGCCAGCAACTGAAAGCGTCTTCTGTCCTCCGAACAATGAGGAGAGTCGGGAGTTACCGGTGCTTGTCGTGTGGTATGATTTCCAAGCATGTTGATCCTGTTTATAGGGAGAGGCATCGATCAGGCATCAAGGAGTCTTGGACTGCAGAAAAACGGAAGAAGCAGTCTTGTATTTCTAGAGAGCTGTGGGCGGATCCGAAGTTCGCTGCTAAAATTACCCAAGCATCTAAAGATGCTTGGAGTGATCCGGATAAAAGAAGTGCAGCTTCACGAATGGTTCAGGGATTATGGCAGGACCCTGAGTATAGAGCTGTATTTGAGATAATCTGGGACTCGCCTGTTGAACATAAAGCTCGTTCTGAACGGGCCATGAAGATGTGGCAAGATCTTGAATATAGGCAGAGGCAGGAAACTGTTAAAATTACCCCGGAGCACAGGGCTCTACAGGCAGAGTTGGCAATTAAACGATGGCAAGATCCTAACTATCGTAATATAATCATTGAGTCTCAGAAGGAACTGTGGCTGGATCCAGCTATTCGGGAGGCAATGTCAGAGCGGGTGAAGGAACTATGGCAAGATCCTAAATATCAGAAAAAGCAATTTCATGTTGCAGTAGATCCTGGGCTTTGCAGGCAGAAATCAGAGAATGCTCGCCATCAATGGCAGGATCCAAATGTGCGCACACTGCTTATCCAGAAGATTAAGGAGGCATGGGCTAATCCGAGTCTAAGGGAACAAGCATCGCTTACTAGTAAGCAACATTGGCAAGATCCTGAGTTTCAAAAGAAACAAGCTAAAGCTCGTGCTGCTATTCTTTTGAATGGTAAGGACTCTATTTTGGAACGGACGGCTCAAATTGTGCTTGATGCACTTCATGTTCCATATGAGAGGCATTTTGTCATAGGATATTTTGAGTTTGATTTATTTATACCATCGCACAAATTACTGATTGAGTGTCAAGGTGAATACTGGCATTCATTACGCAAAGACAGGGATGCAGCCAAATTCACTTATATTGATACTTATTTCCCTGAGTATCGTATTATGTACTTATGGGAGCGTGATTTTATAGATCCTCGTCTCATTAAGCAGAAATTCATTCGGGAGCTTATGGGCGAGGATTCTCCACTTCATCAGGTAAATTTTTCTTTTGATGATATTAGAATCAAGCAGCTTGATGTACATCAATGTCAGCCGAATTCATTCTACTCAGCTCCCGAAGAGTTTCTGCAGTCATTTCATTACGCCGGTTATGGACGATCGGCTAAGGTGGTGTACGGGGCTTTTCTTGATGATATCCTGATCGGAGTTTGCAAATTTGCTTCGCCTATTCGGAACGAAGCAGCTACTTCTATGGGATTTTCCCAGGCACATGTACTGGAGCTTGATCGGTTCTGCTTACATCCGTGCTACCAAAAGAAGAACTTCGCATCTTGGTTAATATCTCGGTGCACTCGAATGGCTTTTACTAATTATTCGGGTGTTGAATCTATTTATGGGTATGCAGACGCAACGTTCGGTCATTCTGGAACGATTTATAGAGCTGCGAACTGGCGAACAGTACATACAGTTCGGCCTGATTATTACTATGTAAATCAGGACGGTTTTGTTATTCACAAGAAGACGCTTTACGATCATGCTAAGCGTAATGGGCGTTCCGAGACAGAATATGCCGCGGAGCATGGATACCTAAAGGTTCGCGGGCGCGAGAAAACGAAATTTGCTTTTGCACGTCCGAAATGTATTGTTTAGTTCATGGAATCTCGAAAACGTTTGGCTGAGCTACTTACTGAATTATCGTTCATGCGTAAGCGAGTTATTCTTGCAAGCGGAAAGGAAAGTGATTTTTTCATCGATTGCAAGCAAACAGTGCTAACTGCTGAAGGTCATTATTTAGTCGGAGAGCTCATGTATGAGGCTTTATCCAAGCTTCCGATTATGGCACAAGCTGTTGCTGGTGTGCAGCTTGGTGGATGCCCGTTGGCGAGCGCAGTCTCTCTTATTAGTTATCAGAAGGGGCATCCGCTACCGGCTTTCTACGTCCGCAAGGAGCAGAAGGACCACGGTTCGCAGAAGCTTGTGGAAGGCGATAAATCTTTGGTGCCCGGTATGAACGTTGTTCTTCTTGAGGATGTAATCACAACGGGTGGCTCGTCCCTCAAGTCTGCCGCCAATCTTACTATGGCCGGGGTGCATGTGGTGGGTATTGTGGCGTTGGTGGACCGTCTCGAGGGAGGTGCCGAGGCGATTAGGCAGGCCGAAATACCACTGATCAGTCTATATACACGTAATGACTTTATCCCTAGATAAACGTGCGCTGATAAAGCAGGCCCTCATGGAACACGAGGGCTGCAGTAAATTGGCAGCAGCCATGGTCAATCCGGTCCGGCGTCGGATTGACTATCAGTCGGTTGCTCGATCCATGTTTACAGTCATCAACATCACCATCCCATGTCCGGTGTGTGGTAAACATGTAGAGGATCTAATCCAGCATTGTAACGAGATTGGTGATGTAGTACACGCCGTAGTACTTGTCCATGAGACCTAGGTAGTAAGCTTCTTTTTCCGGCCTTGGGGTATGATTGTTGCTGGTGGCAATTTCCGTTTCAGTACTCCTTCGGTTGGCGGAGACTGGTTTTGGAGCGTTGATGCTAGTAATATCATCAACGATGGTCAATTGATTCAGGTTAAGGATATACAGACCCCATTCGGTCCGTTGTCCGTTTCCAATATACCTATTCCGAGTTCAGTTATACTGGCGATGGCTGACTCGCTTACGCAATTTCAGCAGCAACTAGCACCAGTACTTCGGCTGCTTACGCCAGCAACCTACAGCTTCACCGTTACAGAAAGTGCTGCGGCCATGGATGCAGCAGCAATGCAATTCCAGAACGTTGGAGCGTTTGGGTCTTTCATGTCTGTTTCAGCAACGCCAGACGCGTCTTGGCTTACTGCAAGTCCGCCTAGTGTTGGTGGACTTGGTAAAAATCAGACTGGGCAATCCGAGGCTCGTATTTTACCTGCAAGTATGCTCGCGTCATCATCTCCGTACACTGGGCATATTACGCTGCAGGATAGTGCCAATCCGCCAAATTCGGTTGCCATCACTTTCAATGTCATAGTCTTACCGAGACCGACTATTGGTCTATCGATACCGAGTATTGGTCTCACCTATCATTTACTGACTTCGGTTGGTACATCTGCGATAGAAGTAATAACTAATGTCGGGCCGGCATTATCTTCTATGAGCTTCAGTCTTGCAAAGGTACAGAACCAGAGCCAATGGCTCAGTATAGTTCCGATTTCTGGCGGCCCTCTTGGTTCTGGTAACTCGGTGAGCGTTCTGTTCTCTATCGTGGGTATACATGCTCCGACTATTACTGGCAATTATTCCGAGACCATTCGTTTGACAGCACCTAGTGCAACGAATTCGCCTATCGATATACCAGTTACTTTGAGCGTCGTCCCCTGATATTCTGAGCTCTAGGCCGTTCATTGGACCTTTGATCCGGAGGCTGTAGCATGCCCTTCAATATCGAGGATTTTCGGTTTTCGTCTAGTTCCGTTGATGCATTCTTTACTCCAAATACCCCAAAAGTTCCAAGAACTGCCTCCCATGGCAAGATTCGTGTTGCCACACCTCAGGACCTACAAGGGTTTGTACATGTCGGAAAAGATACGCTTGTACGGCTATCCCAACAAGATTTTTGGCAGTTTGGGCAGGATCAGGATGGATATTATATTGAGCGGATTGTAGACGATTCTAGGGGTCCGGTGGAAGGCTGACCAATGAATGACGTGCAACTCAATCGTATTGCAGCCATGATAGCTGGCAAAATTAAGACTGCCGGTAAGATTGAATTCGTCAAGGATACTGGTCCACTGCGCCGTGACGTCCGGGCCCCCGGGTTTCAGTGGTCGTCAGATGCGATGCGGAATCTGGCCAAGGTCCTGTGGGCTGTACAGCGTGCACATAGTTATACTATGACGGCATACCGCACTTTCTCAAAGATGAATTCATCTCAATTCAGTCCGGATGGACTGCTAGGCGGGAGAGGTTACATCCAGGCCGTCAAGGATATGCGCAGGGATGTTGCCTCAGCAGCAGAAGTGCTCTCTGCATTTGCTGATACCATCCAGGATGAGTTGGATGCTGATCATTGGAAGGGGATAAAGGCCGGCGTAGAAGAGATAGTGGAAGACGCTGAGCAGATCAGAGAAGATCCAGAGCGGTTTGTGGAGGGAGAATTTGATCAAGTTCGTCCGGAGGATGAGAGTGAATATGGTCCCATTGTAAACCCGGAGGCAGATGACTATAATCCAGATTATGTTTCTCCGGAAGGAGATGGGGACGATGGGGATGGGGATGGGGATGAGGACGATGGGGATGGGGATGGGGACGATGAGAATGGGCAGTCTCAGTTCGCTTCTGCTTCTTTGTATGAAAAGATGCCACAGCTCTTACGGGATCGTCCAGATTATGGGCGCGGACAGCACAATAAGAAACTAAGGAAACAGGATAAGGTCGATTCAGCTGGTTCGATGCTGCCAACAGACAATGCAGATCAGATGCAAAGTAAGTGGTCTGAATCGGAGATGATAATGCATACGACCACACCGGACCATGGGTCGTATTCAAGTATTACACAAGAGGTACTGCGCAGAACAGCTGCAATGAGGCTTGCTGACTCGGCGCTCCCTGTAGACACACTTCCCGGACCCAGAGTGGATCATATCGGTCCTGGCGAGGGTAACGAGGCTGGGCATTATAACGATGATGAAGTATGGCCGTCTGATGATCCCGCAGGCGAGGGACTTGGGTCAGGTGTTAATGAATCCAAGTCATTACTTGAAGACTGGGTTATGGATGGGAATACGCCATATTATGATCCGACTCAAGGCGATGAGAGTGTATTAGTTGTCTCTAGTAGAATTGCAAGAGAAAACTATTCATGGTTGCCAGGAAGCCGTAATGAGAAGAATCTTGACTATTATCGGCTCGGACTTTCTGATGAGGATGTGAACTGGATGCGAGATCACAGTGATCCTGATCCACCTGAAGGTCCTCTAAACAAAGAAACCGAGAAGAGTTTTCGCGAACACTTATGGGGAGTTCAGATCTAATGTCTGCCTCAAGCCTTCCTACCGAAAGCGCCCTTGATAAGGCAGTTCAGGAGTTCGGCATTGGTACGTATGATTTTCCAATGACTGAATTTGACCATGGAGAAGATTCCGAGGACCTGCCAAGTGATAGATACTTGTGTAGACGAGCTCTTCCGGATGGAGGTGGACCAGTTGATCCTGCGGGGCCGGATAGATTGCTAAGTTATCCGGAAACATTTGCTTCGCTGCCAGGGGACCTGGATAGACCGCCAGGAGCGCCACGGTCACAAGATGATACACTGCAGCGTGTTGTCCCCTCTACGTCACAGGCAAAATTGCCGAGCGATGAGAGAAATCCATCTGCTAGGTCTGACTATTTCGATACGACCGTGACCGGACAGCTTCGTGACGACCCGTGGGCAGATGAGGATAGTGGGGCTTGGGCTTCCGAAAGCAAAGAAGCAGTTAGTGAGCTTCCTGGAATCATCAAAAATAACGTGCAGATGAATAATCATTTACAGGCACTTGGTAACTATTGGTCGGGTTATGAAGTAGAGGATGTTACAGGTCCTCATGGATTCCCATCAACAGATTTTTCAGAGAATGCTGATTTTTCTCGCAGCGATACGAATGATGGTGGCCGACTTATGGCATCCAGAGGTGTGAAAATGAATAGGACAGCGACTAACTTCGAACTCGTGAGAGAATTAACAGACAAATTCCTGAAGGAATTTGGGAAAAAGGGTCTGACTCGCAGGTGCGTGATGGCCTATTTGCATAAGCAGAATCAGCCACAATATCTTGCTTCAGATATCATTCGTTGTTTGAATCTTGAGCACTCGATGGTGGTTAAGGATGTGCTTGATGAATTTCCTGTAAAGACGGCGTCTTCACAGGAAACCGGCCTAGACGTAATAACCGATAAGTTTGTAGACGCCATGGTTTTGTGTCGCGATAATCCGAAGGCAGTCCATGTTTTGGGTCTATGTATGGCTGCTGTGTCGCGTACAGCTGGTATCTGCAGCCGTTTAATGGCAATCAAACATGTAGCTGCCGAGGTTATTAACCTGGACAGTATGTTTCCAAGTGACTTGCGACAGTTTGCTGAGAGTACTAATAACTCTCAGCTGGCGTCTTACGCACGCAATAAGGCAAACGCGATGGACGCACGAGATGTTGGTGATATCTCTCAAGCAATGAAGCTTGAGGCTATTTGCGATTCAATCTACGATAAACTTCCGCCGAATCTAAAGTGGTGAGTGGACTATGGCTAAGAACATGCTGAGTTTGGATGCTGGATTGGGCGATATCACCTCGGTGCTGCACAATCAGGGCGTCGCCGACCTGTCTTGGCTAAATGTGGATGAAGAGGAGTATAGAAAATTCGAGGCATTACCAAAGCAAAATCTCGACATGATCCCAGAACTCCAAAAGGCACTGACTGTGGAGAATGGCGATGGAGTTCCGTCGATCACCCCGGTGAGGCCACATGTTATTGTTAATCGCAATCCATTTCCGTTGGATACTATCGCTGTAAAGACTGATACGACAGTGCCAATTCGTAATCGAGTGGCACATCTTGTCATGACAGGATTACCATCAGAGACTATTCTTACACGCTTGGCACTTGAGTTTGGGGCGTCGGATATTAAACGTGCGGAGCCAGTGATTAACGAAGTGTTGGGTGAATCCGGAGTTCTTGGCAACGTATATATTGATGCTAAACATTTTCCGCGATGCATGACTGGCTCTAATCAGCAAAAATTTGCTCGTGCCACCAGTGCTTGTTATATACTGGCTAAGGAAGAGTGCGCCGATTGTATATGTAATCAGAATGGTTTTTGTCATGTGATGGGTGGTAAAGAAATCGTTGATGAGGTACCATATGGACCAAAGCTCGCGCTTCAGCATGCTGAACGCTTGATGGCAGAAGGGCGCCCATTAGATCTTACTGTCCGAAAGGCCGATAAGTCATTCGTTAGCGAAAATGAATGGAAAGAACGTTTGCGTACGGCGTTCAATAGGCCCCCAGTAGCGCCGCGACCAGATGGTGTACAAACTATTCATACACCTCAGAGAGTGACAGCAGTTGTTACTACAGCCGCTGATCTTGAGGCGTTCTGGGCACGTCGGCGCGCGGTTACAGAGTCAGAACCCATTCCATCACCAGCATATATGAAATATGCTCGGCGTATGATGACGGGGTATGATGATATAGCTTTGTTAGCGGGGTCTGAAGATCCTTATCTTCAGGCGTTGGTATCTGAGTATGGATTGCTTGGGCATACCTGGCTTGATATGGATGCACTTGGTGGATGCCGCAATACATTGTCCTTCATTCAAAGTCGCAACAACGAGCTAATAGCGTCACGTAATGAAGGGATCGGGGTCGTGCCAGATTATGTCGTGCGTCGGTTATCGACATGTTCTGTATGCAAGGGACAACCTGATGGCGCGTGTGTCGAAATCTCCAGAATTTCTTTCATTGTACAGAGCCGACCTGCGGCTGATAAGCGCACTTTCGTTCGTGCTCTAATCCGGGCCGTCGGGACTGGGCGAATTTCCCGGCTTGACGCTCGTATGGCTGCTAAGAACGTTGGGGATAAGGCGGATTGGACTTTGCTGACTGCACAAGCCAATTTATACTATTCACCGCAGGTTGAATCTACCGCAGTACGAGCTGCAGTGGCGATGCATGCGTGTGCTCCCAGTTCGGGCGAGACGAGTACTAAAGTAGACGCTGAAGAGGTACGTCGTACTCTATCACACATGATGAATAGGGGTCTCACAGGTCGGGCACTTCAAGATACACTATTGCAGAGGTACTCCCGCGAAGATCTCTGTCAGGTGCCAGAGATTGGGATTCATGCAGCTACAGTTGATGGTATTCAAGGAAGTTATTTTATTGATCCCACGGCATATCGTGACTATGGTATTGGATGTGATGAGGGTGCTAGATACTTTCGTAAGCGTGGAGCTATGAATGTCATGGCTAGTGATCGGTGTGCAGGGTGCATGTTGATGACCCATCCAGGATGGTGTTCCAAGTATGCTAAGGATCTAATTACACAAATTCCTCCTGCTGTGTGGCACGCTGCTGAAGCTGCGCGTCGATCTTTGCCAATAGTGAGGCCAACGGTCGAGAATCCGGTGGAAAAGTACGAACTTATTGCTGAATTACCAGTGGAAATTGGGCAAAAGCCCATGCCTGGTCCTGAAATTAATATCAGCAGTCCGAGGATCTAACCAGACGGTAAGATCGTCCGTATGGACGATAAGATCAGTGACAATGAAGACGACACGCGGAAGGGGAAGATAATTACCTTTCCTAGTGGGCAGATGATTACTACAAATGAACTCGGGACACCATATGTTATAGGTCAGGGTACTCAAAATAGAGTACGTGAAGTGCCAGACCTTAGTGAGGAGGCGAAGGAATATCGCGCGCGAGAAGCCTTCATCGCAGGCCAGGAACTTGTGCAGGTGATTGAGCAGGGTTCAGACCTTAGCGCAATGATGCACAGTGTTATAAAAGAGATTGGTGAAGAGCTTGCCAATCTGAAATGGGATCGCCAACGTGCGGCTAAGAAGGGTAAAGATGCTTCTAGTTTCACCATGGGGCGCATCAATGGACTTCATCGTTTAGCAGATGTGTTATTGAAGCGGGCAGAAAGTATGCGAGCTGAACAGCTCGATTTTAAGTCTGAACGATTTCGGACTGCACTATCACTATGGATGGAATTTGTTTATGACGCTATGGTAAAATGTGGTTTAGGACAGCAAGAAGTTGATCTTGTGTTCAATACTATGAAAGCTGACATGGTGGACTGGGAAAAGAAAGTAATGGAGGCTACTGGCTGATATGTCCGGGAAGGAGCCGGTTTACAAGAGTCAGCTTACTGGAACTGTTGATTCGTTCTTAGCGGGAAAGCGTCGCAAGCAAACCAAAGAGGCCGGCAAAGGCGATGGTGATGTTGATTTTCTCAACATTCTTGACTTCATCGACCGTTTCAAGCTGTTGCCGAATGGTTTGCATCCGGTGCAGAGGTTCATAGTTAAGTTATACTATGGGATACCGTTAGATAGTACTGACCCTATTATTTCGGTCACAGACCGTTTTGGTAGCGAAGTACTGCATCTGTTTACTGAGGTTGAATACCTCAGGTATCTATATGATCATGGGCGATGCAACATTCGTGAGCAAGATGATAAGGTTCGGCATGAACTTATTCTAGTGCTTGGACGCAGAAGCGGTAAGAGTACTTTGGCAGCTGTTTTCTCTGCATATGAGATTTACAAGTTGCTCTGCCGAGGATACCCTCAAGCATATTACGGCATGCCGGCAGGATCCGAGATTCGCTTGCTTTGCGTGGCGAATGATAAAGAGCAAGCGGAAATTGTTTATGGGGATGTGCAAGCATACGCTGAGGCTATTGACTACTTCAAGAGCTCCATCGCACATAGTACACGTCAGTACATGCGGTTCCGTACTGAGAGTGATCGTAAAAAGTTTGGAGCCACTGCTAAAGGAACTGTTGTCACATCTTTTCGTAGTTCCATCGCAAAAGGTATTCGCGGCCGTGGTGTTATTTGTGCAGTTTTGGATGAAATCGCTTTCTTCGTAGATAACGGCAAATGCCAAAATATCTCCGGAAAGGTACTTACTTCGCGTGGTTTGATCTCCCTTGATACTATTCTTACTATGGCAAGGGCAGATAGATCTCGCCATGGGTGGACCAACATTGATCCAATAGAAATTATCCAAGCTGGTGGACGTAGAGCCTACACTACTAGAGTTTATTATGGCGGGCTTCAGAAGACGCGATTGATAGTCACAGCTAGCCGTTATCGTATTGAGCCTACTCCGGATCATCGGGTGAAGGTGATGTCAGATGACGGAGATATTGTTTGGAAATACGCTCGAGATATAAAGCCAGGTGACTATATTGGAATTGCTCGTGGCACTTGCTTTTGGCCAGAGCTTCGATATGACTGTAGGGACCTTATTCCATTACATGGTCGATTCCAATGTCATATCCCAGCAGTTGTTGATGAAAGACTGGGGGAGTTTCTTGGTATTCTGGTTGGGGATGGGACATGGACCTCCGGCAATTGCAAGAGTCACATACAAGTAACGGGTGGGTGTGAACAATTCCTGCCATTTGTCCAGTCGCATTTTGCTCGGTATTTTAATCGATTCGGAACATCCCGAAAGTCTAAACACGTACGGAATACCTGCGAGGTTTCTCCATGGTGTGTTACCAAGACATCTGGTTCATTTCGGATGTTCTTGGATAAGCTTGGGTACCGCCTGGATGTAACGAAAACTACCAAGTCGGTTCCTTGGGTAATCTTTGCTAGTCCAAAGTCTGTAGTTGCTGCATTTTTGCGCGGTTTGTTCGAAACAGACGGAGGAGTAGAGCACGGCGGAACCACTGTTTCCTTTGCAACCGCTAGTCAGAGCTTGGCTGAAGAGGTTCAGGCTCTACTATTGAATTTTGGGATTACAGCAAGTATACATGAGAAATATAATAGAAAATATGCCAGAAATTATTTTTATCTATGTTTGACTGGGGCTGAATCTCGTCGTATCTTCTGGCAAGAAATCGGTTTTATTACGCGTCGAAAGAATTTAGCCCTATCTCGGGGTCTTTCTCGAGGGAGAGACGCATCTAATATTGTGCCAACACAAGTTAATAGGGTTCGGCGCATTATTACGTCAATTCCTCGATCACGTAAGAATGAAAAAGGAGACAACTTACGATCTTGCGCTTCACGGATAATGTCAAGCTCATTGCGATTGCGGGCGCCTGGTTATCCATCGTATAGCTCATTGCGTCGATTCGTGACCCTGATGCAAACAAATGGAATTCATGGGTCTGATGTTGATGCGTTGAATGAAATCTGTAGGCTTGATTATTATTGGGATTTGGTAGTCTCGGTTGATAAAACTGAATGTGAGACTGCTGATCTGTGGGTACCAGATGGGAATGAATATGTAGCCCAGGGGATGGTAAATCATAATTCGTCTGCCGAGAAGATCTACCGCGCCATGAACCCTTCTTTGGCGCAGTTCTCGCCCAAAGATCCAAATAATCGTCGCATACCGACAGGACCATCAGATGGCCGAATGATACTGATCTCATCTCCAGATGCACGGGATGGTTTTTTCTACCGTCAATATCAGATGGCTATGTCCAAAGATCGTGGATCAATGGACATGTTGGTGATTCAAGCGCCAACCTGGGAGGTGAATCCGACGTTGGATCAGAGTTACTATGAGAAGGAATACTACAAGGATCCCCGTGTATTTATGACTGAACACGGGTCGGAATTTTCTGATCGTGTGAGTGGTTGGATTGAGGACGCTAAGGATCTAATGGATTGTATTGATTCAGAGGCACGTCCGAAGGAACGTGGTAACACAAGGGAGGTACATTTTGCTGGTTTAGACTTTGGAATTTCGAATGATGGGACTGCCATAGCTATCACGCGGATTAATGAAGCAAAGATCGATCTTGCATATCATGAAATTTGGTATCCGAAAAGGTCGTGGCGAGAAGTAAATCCACATTTATCGTCTTCAGTTTCGGATTATGTGTCGCAGCTCGAGCATGTAACGAGGCTAGATATCGACGAAATCGCCAATTGGCTTCTGGCACTCTCGAAGAGGTTTTATATTCATAAGGGTATATTTGATCAATGGGCCGGTCCATTGTTTGAACAGGTGTTACATAAACGTGGATTGCGACAGTTTGAAATGCGTAATTTTCACGTGGTAGACACTTCAAATATGTGGCAAACATTTAAGATGTTCATGCTCCATCGTCAGTTCCGCATGTATGACTGGCCACTCCCAACGGGATCTGAGGCTGGAATGCGGCATTCTCCTCTAGTGGATGAACTGCTCGAACTGCAGGCAACAAGTGCCGGCAAGAACTTAATCACGGTTGAAGCTCCGAAGATTGCTGGGAAGCATGATGATCAATCTGATGCTCTAGCTCGGTCGGTCATGCTGGCGTCTGAATATATTCGACAGAATCCGGGGGTTCTCACGGTTGGGGGTCGTTTGCATGAGTTGCCCCGTTTTGATAATAAACTCGGTTATCGGCATTATCATCGGGTGAGGACAAGGATGCACGGGGTAATCAAAGAGCGCATGGTGCCACGGATTGCCCGATTCTGAGCTTTCTTTGGAACATACCGGTGTGACTGATAGCGGTATCAGAGATACAACAGCATATAAAATTACGCGTTTGATTATGGATCATGTCTATGGTGAAGATGAGCCATTGTCTGATGCGGAATTTGTTGCGTTATACCGAATATATTTAGATCGCGGGGGGACCTGGCGCGGTATTCAGAATGGTGATATGAGCAGTGTGAAAGTAATTGAGGATTTACTGGATGGATTTGTGAATTATCGTAGGGCCCGGGATTGTGTGAACAGTCGGTAGGGTTGTCCATGTCGCTCAATCATGAGTGCTCTTTGTCGCCGGAAGAAATCCGCAACAGAGAGACAGACCTGCAACAAGTGATTATTCTCAGCGAGAAAGCTATCGAGAAAACGCGCGCAGGTGCAGCTGCCTTGGGTGAAGCAGCATCTATGCTGATGGATGCATTGCGTAAATGTGATTCATCACTGTCGAATCACTATGCACAAATATCTAGACAACTTCGACTGCGTGAAATTTTGAACGATATTATGGTTGCAAGAACTAAAATGGATGCAGTAGTTCGTACCATAACAACTCGGGTCAAAAATCCGGATGCTATCCGGGCTTCGGTTTTGAATCCGGAGTTATTCAAATGATACACCTTTTGCGAAAGTGGATCCAAGATGCCTAGCAACAAAAAGGTTGGAGTGCGTCCGGATCCCCGTGTAAATATGCCGGTGGTGAAGGTCGATGATCAGGTACATGCTCGCCCTAAACTGACTAAGCTTGAGAAACTGGCTCGTAAAGAGGCATCCCAGTCCATACGTATTGCGGCTATCAGCGGGGACTTCGGAAACGCAGGAGATCTATCTATCAGGACTGCAGATGCTAATTTTTACAGTCCTCAGTTATCAACAGATTTCTTGGAGTTGCCGCAATCCGAACGTGAAAAGCGTGAGCTTTTTCGGTTTTGGTATAACTGTTTTCCACCAAGTGCACCGGTAACTATAGCAAATGGAACTACTATCCCGATTGAGGAGGTCCGGGTAGGGGATCGTGTTCCGAATGGAATGGGTGAGCCTACACAGGTGACTCGGCTGTTTCGGAATCACATTGATGATGTGATAATTCAAATGCGAGTACGAGGGGTGCAGAGTGATGTCCAAGCTACTGGAAACCATCCGTTTTATGTGTTACGGGCCAGCGCAGTGGACTGCCAACATTCACAGGCAACAGGGGCTTGTAAGAATGGAAATAATGATATTTGCCGTCGATTGAAATGTGACGGGACAGACTTTGGAACTCCAGAGTTTATATATGCTAAGGACCTGAAGGTGGGGGATTATATTATATCCCCGTGTCTAGCTGATATAAGGGATTGTGGACTAAAACGTGAAGAAATTCGACTGCTTGGATATTACGCTGCAGAAGGATCAATAGCATATAGGGCTGCAGGTGTGGTTCGGGGAGTTGAGTTTTCTCTATCTTTAGATGAAGCTACAACCATAGCTGTAGAAATATCTGAGCTCTTTGAGCGGCTGTTCGGGAAGAAGGCCCGTATTTATTTGGACAATAATCGGCACACTACTAAGGTGGTTTGTGACGGTATTGAATTTGCTAGGTTCTGTGAGGAGTGGGTCGGCCGCGGTTCACACAAGAAACAGCTTCGTGAGGATCTGGTTAAGTCACATCCTGAGCAAGTCTTGGAATTTCTTGGAGCCTACTGGAATGGAGACGGCTGCTTCACTGATAATTCGTATACGGCCGACACGATGAGCAGAAATCTTGCTGCTCAGGTTTTCCGGATGCTGCGGGGTCTTGGTATACCGGCTTATCATTCACAATATGATAGACCATTGCGGATTATTAATGAGAGAAAGTATCCACCCGGGATAGTTCATTATATTTCTTTTCCAGGCCGATACTATGATACATTTTCCAAGTATGCCAATTGGGTTAATGGAGAATACTCAGCTTCTTCAACTCGTGTTTATATTATTCAATCAAAGTATGGGTTTCTGCATCGTATTGAATCGATAGAGGCTGTGCCATACCAAGGATATGTGTATAACATTGAAGTTGACGGGGAGGGAGACCGTAAGAGCTACATAGCTTATAACCTGGCTACACATAATACACATCCAATTGTTGGCGCTGCGATTGACTTCCACTGCTTCCCACCCGGAGCCCCGGTGATGATGAGGGATGGGACGGCAAGTCCAATAGAGCTGCTGCAGATTGGAGACGAAGTTATAAACGGGATGGGTGAATCAACAAAAGTCCGACAGACATTCAAGCATCATGTGCAAGGTCCTGTAACTCGCTTGAAAGTCCGTGGCATACAAGAAGATATTGTTTGTACTGAGAATCACCCATTTCTTGTATACCGTGCGAAGCAGATTGACTGCAAGTTTTCGGCGAATGGTATGGGGGCTTGCAAGGTTGGTACGAAGTTCCTCTGCAGGCAAAAGCAATGTGCTGGAAATGTTTTTGGGCGGCCACAATTTGTGTTTGCACAGGATTTGGAAGAAGGAGACTACATCTGTTCACCTGCTATGGTGACTGTTAGATCCACTTTCAGCAGAGCCCAGTTGCGCTTGCTTGGATATTATGCTGCTGAGGGGTCACTGTGTCGGACCAAATACGGGAAGTTTGATAGGGTAGTATTTACTCTTGGTGCTAGTGAATTTAATACTATTGCCAATGAGGTGATGGAAGCCTTTCATTCTGAATATGACCATCTTGCACACAAACGTATGCGGATGGATTCCAATGCATGCGATGTTAAATGTTACAAGAAGGACTTTGCCGAGTTCTGCGAGAGGCACGTTGGTAGTGGATCCCATAACAAGAGGCTGAGTCTTGACCTGATGGATTCCCCTCGAGAGGATATACTGGAATTTTTGGGTGCGTATTGGAATGGTGACGGTAGTCTTACTAAGAACGGGTTTGTCGCCACAACTGTTTCGGTACAACTAGCCCATCAAATTTATGCTCTAGCTTTGAAGGTTGGGTACACCCCGACGCTACATACAATTAAGCCTAAAAGTCGGGCCTCAGGTTTCAGATCCAGAGGAAATACATATCGAATTATTATTCCGTACCGCGTCCATTCAGAGTTCTTAATGTATGCCAATTTTGTACAAAATGGATATGATGCTAAGACAACGCGTGAATATCATATTCAAGTTGGTTCCTATGCACTAAGGCGGATTGAAAAGATTGATACCATTCAGTATGATGGTTTGGTATATAACATTGAAGTTGATGGGGAGGGGGACCGTAAGAGTTATGTTGCTTACGGATTAGCGACTCATAATACTGATGTGCCAATGTCGAAGATCCGATTATCTTTACCTAAGGGTAAAGATGTTAAGCGGAACAGACAGATATTACACTTCTACACACAAATGTGTAATAGGATTCGACTTTTTCAGGCGTTATATGACGCTACACATGAGTATTGGCTTCATGGCAATTGTATACCTGAAAAGTCCAGAGTTCGTATGCCAGGAGGATATAAAAACGCCGGTATGATTGAGGTTGGTGATTTGGTTCTGACCCATCATGGTAGATGGAGACCTGTCACGACCGTGTTCACCCGGGAAGTTAATGAACTTCTTTCTTTCTCCTTTTGGAAGACATATCGCCAATTACAGACAACCGATGATCATCCTGTGGAGGTCCTGTGTGGGAATGAATTTAAGTTCCTACCAGCGAAGGATATAACTTCTGGTGATTATGTTCGTATAACATGGCCTAGTGAAAATCACGACGTCGACATTGTTGATTTTCGGTCTGATGTGGTGAAGGATACAGGTAATGGATACACAGTGATGCGATCGTATTCGCACACTCGAAATCCAGACGCCGCTCGGGCAAGGGCAGGCATGTTGGCTTGGCTATCAACTATCACAAAGCCAACAGTCAGAACGCGCGGTGACCTGGCACGTGAATTTCATGTATCAGAGTCAACACTGAATAATGTAATTACTAAGTTGCGCTCTGAACTACCGGTATTTCATCGACGAGTCGGTAGGCATGAAGGATCAAGGGTAGAATGGCTCCCGATAGGCCCTATGGAGGACGATCCTAGTCGTTATGAATGGACCCAGCCCTATACATACGAATCACCTTTATCGTTGCCGGTGTGTGATAATTTCTTGTATGTCGTTGGGTACTGGCTCGGTGATGGAACGCTAGGTAGAGACTCCAACCGAGATACCTGGGGGCGTGGTTTATGGCAAATTGTCTTTTCATCTAAGTCTGGTGGATCCCGGGAGCGGATATATAATTATCTGTTGACAGCATTCGGCTCCAAATGTGTTCGATCGTGGAACTCCAACGGGATGGATCATGTTAGAATTATATCCAGTCCTGCCTTCATTGAATGGTGGTCCAGCACGTTCGGTGATTCTTCTTTTGGCAAAAATCCAAAGAAGGTTCCAGAGTGGATATTGAACTTGCCGCCGGATCGGCTGCGCCACGTCGTGGCCGGCCTAATTGACTCTGACGGATGTGTAGGGCAGACACGCAGGGGTCATGTCACTTTTGCCGTGTGCTCACAGGCTTTGGCTGACTTTTTGCGCGACGCAGCCATGAAACTGGGTGCCGTGGTGAACGAAAACACACGTTCCACTCGAAAAGTACGCCTTCCAAACGGGAAGCCTGCTAAAAGCAGGCCCCAATATATCATACAAGCGCTGGATAGAGAATCATGTGAAAGAATGACCTCTGTCGGCCTTAAACGACCTCTTCCTGATCAAACGTATTCACGTCCGACACATTTTATTCGTATTGATGATTCCGTTGCACTTCAAGTGCGCGATCGGGTAAGGATCCCTGGATGCCGTGTAGTCAACTTTGAGGTGGATGAAGATCACACTTATCAGGTGGATGGATTTAGCACACACAATTGTTTCCTATTTGCCGAAGATCACGACATGACTGATGACATTCCTAGTGAATTGTTATCTGATGAAGTTGAAGAAGAGGTAAACGAGACTGATTATGCTGGTCGTGTCCAGACCAGAAAAGAGAGTAAGAAGCAGCAAAAACCGGATAGCGAACGTGCCAAGAACATCCGGGAGTATGTAGCACAAAATTATCGCGGGTGGGAGCGATTGCAGATTTTACCGCCTGAACAAGTTAAGCTCGAAGTTTTTCAGTATACGAATCGGGTTCGGATGGAGCTTATTCCATCCGAAAAGGACCGACAGGTTGTAATGAAGGCGGTGGAACAGGGTGATCCTGAAGCAGCACGCATTGCCGATGATATTCCAGAGCAGATCCGACGGGACCTGCTTGACGGTCAGCCGATTCCGTTGAACACATCACCATTTGATGATTTCTTGTGTTCGTCATTCTGTTATCATCTATCACACAAGAAATCAGCTTATGACGACCGAGGAATTTCATTACTTGAACGGTGTCACCTCCCTGGGACCGAGGTTACGGCATTGAGGGATGGGCAAGTACTTCAGGTTCCGATCGAGGAGCTTGATCCAGAGACTGACAAAGTACTGGGAGGCTCAGGGAAGTGGAGAGGGTTCCAGTGGGGAACCAGGCCATATAATGGATCAGTAGTTGAAATCGAGTTCGAAAAACTATCAAAATCGATTGTTTCTACTCCAGATCACAAAATACACATTCTCCGCGACGGAATTGAATTGGAGACGACAGCGGACAAAGTCATGGTCAAGGACTATATCAGGGCAGCTGTCGTGAAGGCTCCCCACATCATCGATAAGGTCAGTCTCCACGATTTCTTTTTGAAAGAGAAATGGACCTATAAGCACAGAGACACGAAAGAACAGCGCCTAGTGTCTATTACTCCGGAGAGGATTAGGGACGGGCTAATTCTCCACCACTCATGGATTGACGAGAACCCGCAGAGGGCCGGCCGTGCTAGTCTTTTGAAACGGGTGTCCGAATGGATATCTGGATTAAAGGAAGAGACTGTTTTATTGTCGGAAGACTTTCGCAGTATATTCGGCGGGATGGGGGACTCTGTTTACAGGGCTCTCATGGCGGATCTCGCGGTGGCCGGCTACGAGGCGCCGATCGTGACCGTGACCGGGTCGAGATTCAAGAGTAAAGGGCGGCTTTTCAGACCAGCGGTTGTTGACGCTTCTAGTCTTTATGAAAAGACCTCGACCCAAGAATGTCCATCTGAGCTGAAATTGACCAGGGAGCTCGGGTACTTGATTGGATACTTCCTGGGAGACGGATGTATTTCGAGCAGAAAATCTGCCATTACATATGGATTACTTGATATATGTTATGATGCAGAAACACCTAATAGTTCTAAATCAATTGATCTGATCAAGGAATACTGTTCACAGTTTAAAGTTCGCTCTGTTCATCGAACTAACAGAGTAGACAGTATACAATTTCATGATGACTGGTTCAATCGTTGGCTTGGAAGAAATTTCGGACACAATAAGCAGGACAAACATCTTCCGGAGTGGATTGATTCCACTCCTGAGGAATTTAGGTTTGGGCTTTTGAATGGACTGTTCGATTCGGACGGATGGGTCAGTTTATATAAAAATCAACCTGGATACGTTGACGCTACGATTTGCATGACAACCAAAGGGCTTGTTGATCAGCTTCAAATTATGGCTTATGGGCTTGGGATGGCACCATCTCGGCGTCTGAAATTGGAGCGAAAGGTACGTCAGGCAAACGGGATAGTTTCTGATGCTAAGGCACAGCATTCTCTCGTGTTTGGATGCTCGAATGACTTAGTTCGTCTTAGGGGAGGCGGATCTGTGAAGTTATCTGGAGTCGAATTGAAAGACAAGACCGAATCAGGGCGAAAACATATCGTTGTCGATAATCATATTTATATCAAAGTGAGAAAAACGTGCAACTGGATCCATTCAGGCCCAGTTTATAGCCTGAATGTGGATGAGGATCACAGTTATTTTGCCGGATTTGTGTATACGGATAACTGTTTGAGAACATTACTATACCAAGACAAATTGCGACAGGCACAGACATCGATAGCCTCTCGTGCCATGACACCCAAGCGCGTCGTTTGGGCAGACAAAATGTCTGATCCGGATACGGAGGCCTTACGCGATCAAATTGAACAGGCAATTATTGATCCAGATTTCACTGTTGTCACCAACTTTGAGATCCACTGGGATGAGGTTGGGGCTCGGGACCGGCTTCTTGATCTCGGGACTGAATATGAAATTACTAATAAACTTCTGTTTATTGGTTTGCGCATTACTGAGTCAATGCTTACCGGAGAGTCTACGTACTCGGGTGAACGAATCCATCTTGATGTAATGAATACGATGTATTTGCTCTACCGTGAAACTGTCTCAGAGTTTGTAGAGCAATTCTTATTTGCCCCGGTGGCCGAAAAGAAGGGATTTGTCGAGGAGGATGAAAACGGGAATCGAATACTACTTTATCCAAAGCTACAATTCACCCGTTTAGCCCTTCGTGATAATTCAGAACTTCAAGATTTCATGTTCAATCTCTACCAAAAGGGATCTTTACCGATTGCCTTTATTTTGGATTTGTTGAACATTGATGCTGATGAGGCTTTAGACTTATTGAAACGTGATATGTGGACTCCGAACGATTCAACGTTCAATGAGTTCGTACGGTCTGTTTTGCAGAAGATTGGTGATGATGCCGGAAGCTACACCGATGTACTCGAAAAAGTAGCTACCAATGCCGGGCTTAAGATGACAGGTCAGAAGGGTGACCGGTTTGGTAAGAGTGAATAATCAGGCTTTTTTAGGCCGTACAGTCAGACATGCTGCACCACGCTGATAGTTCGCTTCCTCAAGCAGAGCGAGAAGAGCGTGAGGTTCAGCGTCTTAGACCACTAAAGAAGCCTCGTAGTCGTAAATATAAGCCACGTCGGGAACCTCGACGTGATTTACGACGTCGTCGTATGAAGGTTCAGGATTCAGATTTAGGTGGAAGGGATAAGGACCTTTCACTGAATCGCAAAGATGTAGGTAGTTATTTGGCTGACATAGCGTTGGTAGTGGCAGTTGATGCAGCAGCTTCTAATGGCGCGGGGGTGACCGAGACCATGCTTTTAAAGACTGCCACATATCATGGTGTGATTCATCAGGGCCATCCATCAGGTCCGACGAATACGGGATATCAGTCTATCGATAAGCGCTACTTCAATAAGGATCACCATGAATCAATCCTTATAGCAGCTAAAGAATATCTAGCCATGGATTGGTTGAAATATAACTGGGATCAGGTCGATACAGATGCACAGAGCCGAGCGGCTCTCGACCTTGCGATTCAGACTGCTAATGATGGTCTTTTTCAATCTAAGATTGATGCTGGTACTTATGAGATGCTTTTAGCACGCCTCACAGGTACGGACGAAGGTTTGTTTTCAAATACGTATATTGGTAAGGTGAAGAAGGCTGCGGCTATGAACTCATACGTTCAAAACATCGTCCAAGTTGCCAATGACCTAAGACAAAAGGAGCCGCTGGCTTCTTTCAGATTGCTTTGTAATGTGACTAAGTTGGCACAGAATCAGCATCACGGTCAGCAACAAAACCAGGCTATAGGTCCTAAATTCAATCCCAAGGAGGTTAAGCGCCAACTTGGTGAATTGATGAAAGTACGTGATCAAGAGGATCTAGTAGAGGCTATAGGTAAATTGCAGGAGACTTTTCATTCTGCATCACGAGTTGCTGCTGAGGCAGATTTGTCGGTGTTGGAGGTGCTGACTGACACCGAAGTTAAAGAGTTGATTCGGTCTGTAGAACCTGACGTGCGAAAATTTGAGCGGGGTTTAGACGATGTGCTTGGCTCTGAGGAGTATGCTACGCGTTCGCTAAACCCGGACGAATTGCAGCAACTGCTTCAGGGTTTTGATGCTATGATTGATGAATTTGTCCAAGCTGCTAAGCAAAAAAAGACAGCCTGCGTGCAAGTGAATATTGCGGCGCTAGTGCGTCTGGCGGCTAATGTTCCTGAATCTCAACAGTATATCAGAGAAGCTTTAATTCTGGCAAAGAAGAAGGTAGATCGTACCCGCCAGAAAAAGGTTTCTCAGCAGGACGACGACCAAGAAAAAGTCACTAAGAAGCCATCTGGAGGTAAGAAGACTCCTTCGTTCCTTAAGGGTAAGGGGAAGAAGAACGACCAGGAGAAAGGCAAGAGTAAGTCACCGAAGGGTAAAGGAAAAAAAGCTTCGGTACACATTGCCATGGCAGACGTGACCTGGTAGTCAATACGACGATACAGCTTCTATGAACACTAACCAGCGGAGATCCCGGAGATTATCATGATTAACAAGGAAACTGCGAACCAGATCCTGAGTACACTTGACAGGACTGCGAACAAGCTCGAGGCAGCCGTTAAGGCCGGGATACTCGATTCGAGACTTGCGATGTCACTTGTGCATGAAATCGATTCTTATGCAGATCGGTTCCAAATTGCTGCATTTGGTGAAGGGTCATTTCGGCGGCATCAGACCATGATGAAACAGGCCAGAGTCATAAAGAGAGACTCTGATGAGCAATATATGGATACCTTCAATAATCCAAATAAGGTAATCCAGAGTGATCAGGATGAGCCGTACATGCACCAGACGCCATCATCGTTCAATGCTAAGGCAATTGATAATTACGATCAAGATCGGACAACGACTGTGTCCGATCGTGATGAATACGCAGTGCGTGATTTGAGCGATTTATCAGAGCCTACTAAGAAACAACCTAGTTGGTCTAGAGGACCCGCTGGGAAGAGCACTCGCCAAGGTGCAACTCAACCGCAGCCGCGGTCGAAGAAGCAGTGGGCCTGAGGCGTTCTTTCCCCTCTACGGAGAGGACGATGATTAGAACAGCCTTTATAGATGATCAGCTCGCTGCCCGTGACTTTAATACGGGTGATATGGTACGTAAGCCCGGGTTCAGAGGGCTTTTGCTTTCACCATATGTGGGCAGGGTTCTCTTCTCAAATGTTGACACTGGCATGGTGTCGGTTCAGTGGCCATGGGGAGAAGAACAAGAAAGAGCTGTAGAGCTAATTCGAGATATGTCTGGGGATTTCTTGCCCGCCACCTATGATCAGGCATATTCGAGTTGGGAGCGCACACGTTATGAAGGGTCGACTGAGACGGTAAAAGTCGATAAAAAATGGCGGGAGTCATTAGCAGCTAGGATTGTGAGGCAGTACGAGGCGAAGACTATGCCTCTATATCGTACTGCCTGCAAGGCTATGCACCGCGGTATGAGTGAGATGGAGGCCTTTGCTACAATTTCGGCAGCTCTGGCTTCTATATATGGAGATGATGCTGTACGACGTACTGTGAGTAATCTCTATGGAACCGCTGTGCGTCTTGCAATTTACTGGCATGACCCGAAGCGTCGCTATCGGGTTACTCAGAAAGAGAAAAATTCAGGCGTTCTGTCTTGTCCACGCTGTCGCAGGCCGTTAAAGCTGCGTACATATCGTCAAGGTCAGAAGGCTTTACAATGCCGCAACTGTGGGTTTACTATTCATCCGCGTGATCTCATATACCCTAAGAGGCAACAAGTATCGCCAGGGGTAGTTCCAGTTGCGCAGGATGATATTCATTGCCAGGATCGTAGACGCTAATCATCCGCAGCGGTCTGAGCACGGAAATACTGATTTCTAGTGGCAGGGATTGCCTATATAGATATCAGTTATAAGTGGTTATTTGAATCTTTTGCAAATAAACTAAGATTCATGCACGTCGCGCACGATACTGTTTATAGTTACTTGTTCCCAGAGCAAGGCTACATCCTTTGCCGAAACTTCTCCGTGCTTTACATCTAGACAGTGAATGATCTCCTTAAATTCATGCTCGATTGATATGAGTATATCGGTTTGGCGACGGATGACTTGAGCGCGGTCCACACGTTTTTCTTTGACGGTTTTTCGCATCACCTGACGAATCTTGTTTCGGATCAGTCGTACTGCGTTGCAAATGGCATGCTGTTGGCGGATAGGTAGTTTGGATCCAGGGTGCCAATAATATGGTTCAGCCTGAATTCCGGATATTTGCATTATAGCTTTACCCATCTCAAGATAGTCTTGCTGGGCTGCAATTTTCCCATTACGAGATGTTACAGTTCCAATTTCGGCCCAATAAGTGAACGGAAAGGTTCGTTCGACAGAATCGAGCTTTAGTGTCACTCGGGGCCAAAGCCCTGATTTTGGATCTCCGAATTGGACTTTTTTATGGGCAAGGACTATTTGCACTTTTTTTACATGAATTCGGCCAATGCGTTTAACAATGTAGTCGGGTGGAGTCATTATTTATTGATACGTCGGTGGATCACAGATTTTCATTTGGTTGATAGCTCTTCATTGACACTGATATTATAATGGCGACTAGAAGATACGCAAGAGCCATCGTGTGTAACCCATCTGTTCAATTTGACGAATGGATGGAGACACTGCGCAAGCAGCACGAGGGGGCTATTCCGAAAGATCAACTGGCACGAACTGCTAGTGTTGTTCTCCGTAAGTGCAATCCGAATCAATATCTGTTGTCACATGCTACAATCGTAGCATCAGTGGATTGTTATGCGCCTCGATCGGCTAAGACTGGGCGTCAGATGGTATACGGGGCTCAGATCGATGTGCGATGGCCTGATTACCGTATTAGACCTGAATGCCACGAGCTTATTAATAATAATGGAGATGCTTGGGAACGGTCTTTATTGCTTCAGACCTACCGTACATTTATTGGAGCAGCAAACTATTTAGAGCATATCCAGTTACCAGCCCTTTCTAAGGGATTCATAGTTGATGCAATAGCCCGTGATCTCGGAAAAACCTGTTATGTTGATATTCTAGTTGCTACTGAGCGTAAGCATCAGCAACTTGTTACGGACATATTATCAGGTGTGATTATCGGGTTGTCCATGGGGTGCATCTCGTTATTCACTATTTGCACTAAATGTGGAAACGTCGCTAGTGATGATTCTCAATCATGCCCATGCATTATGTATGAGGGCAAGGGTCGTAAGTTCTCGGATGAAGACGGAATTGAGCACCCAATTTCGGAGCTCATTGGACATTCGTCGGTTCCGAATTCGAACCAATTTATTGAGGCTAGTTGGGTTCGTAACCCAGCGTTCAGTGGCGCTATACGGCGTGGCTTTCTGAACCTGGGGCAAGAGACTATTGAACAGATTGGCCAGGCCAAAACTGCATATGAAATGCGACAGGCAGAGCCACAACTTGAAGGACTGCGGCATGCAGCATCGGTTAGGCGAGGTCAGGCGCTCGACGATACTGAATCTCAGTTTCAGACTGAAATGGATGCGGCACAGGGTGGGCAGACACAAGCACCAGTGGATGGGACTGATCAAACAGGAACTGACCAAGGCCAGGTGTCACCTACTGATGACCCTATTTCGAATCTAGTGCAGAAGGCTCAAGAGCAGTTACTTGAGCTTTTGGTGAAAGGTCTTGGAGAAAAGCTAACCCCTAAACCTGAGGATGTTGGATCAGTTGCTCCGGTATCTTTGCCAGTTACCATGCATTCAAATGATAACCTTGTTAGAGCTTTTGATCAGGGTTTAGCTCGTGTTTTTACAGGTCAAAATGAACTGGTGAAATGGGCTTCTAAAGTATGGCGTATCGCCCATTTGGGCGGGCGACATGCTATTAAAAATGCTCATCTTTCGCCACGTGACATGGTAGTCCTTTCATGGATCGAGGATCGTATCAATGGCTGGGAATTACCAGCCGAGATTTATCAGATCGCGATGAATATTGGACCCATTACCGCTTTTCCGAGCGAGACTTCTTTCCTGGCTGCATGTAGAACCAGGATGGGTCGCAATCCCACTCCGGGCGAGTGCACAGCTTTGATCCGCAAGGGTCGAGTTGCGTCGATCGCAAATTTCTAAACCCTTGATAAAAGCTAGTCCATCAGGAGACACCCAAAATGCGCGCACGAACCACGTGGCAATCCAAAGGCACTGCGGCTCCACGTCAAGCGGCAACTAATCGCCGCGCCGATATCTACACCATGAATCAGGAGCATCCGCAGCCGTCAGCGGTCGACTACGAAAAGGGCGATCCTGATGCATGGGCGGAAACTCCTGTTCCTGGCGATAAAATGACGGTGGAGGACGAATATGAGGGTGGCGCTGTTAAGCGAAATGAAATCGGCCTCCCCGATATGCGGGATGATACATTTAAGCATAAGGATTCCCACGTATGGGGTGGACCCGGAAAGTATGATAATGCTAGGGTCTCTTCTGAGCGTAAGGCTGTAGCTGCTGAGCGCATGGCTCGGGTGCTTTTGCGTGGAACTGGTAATGAACAGTTAATTGAACAAATGGCATGTGATCTGATGGCGCTACCAGATCGTTGCATGATTGCTACGATTAAGCGTATGGACGCAGCAAGCCCTGCAGCTCTACCATCAGATGCTAGACATCGCCGTGCTTTGCTTTGTACCAAGCTTGCCTACCGTCTTCTTGGCGATCATGCTGATGAAGAGGCCACACAGATTGTGGCTACGGAGTTCATGAAGACCGAGGATTCTGTCCTACGTACTATTGCTCGTACTGTGGCTAGAATGGCCCAAGATGAGCAGCAGGAAGAGGAAGACGAGGAAGACGAGCATACTAGCCAGCAGCAACAGCAAGGCCAGCAACAGCAACAGCAGGGCCAGCAACAGCAAGGCCAGCAACAGCAACAGCAGGGCCAGCAACAGCAACAGGGCCAGCAACAGCAGCAACAACAAGGCCAGCAGCAACAACAACAAGGCCAGCAGCAGCAGCAGGATCAGGCGAAGTGCAGTCAGCAGCAAGATGCCTGTGGACTTTCTCCTGCTGAGTTAGTTGTGCTTGATCAGGTCATATCTCCTCAGGCTGTTCCGGCCGATCAGTTACAAGCGTTGTTTCAGCCATCCCCGATAGCTCCGGTCGAAGCTCTTCCAGTTTTGGCTACAGGGCAATCGGATCAACCGGATATATCGTTTGATGATGACGACGATGACGATGGTGGTGGTGAGCCTGAGGCAGCTGTGACAGCAGTGGCTTCGCTCGACGAGTTATTTGATGATGATCCTGAGGTTCAGGCTCAACGTCAGATCCAGGCTGCTCAGGATCAACAATTTCGTCGAGAGCTTGGTTATCAAGGCACTGAGCGGATTGCTTCTACTAGGGGCGTGAAAAAGCTCGGACAGGTTTCTCGTGTGCGGGAGTCTGTGATAGACCAGCTTGGAGCTATCTGGGAGCACCAATAATATAACTCATGGCCTTCCAGTACCTTGCGGACTGGAAGGCCATGCTGATACAAATACATATACAGGCATTTAGTACCTACGAGGTCTGCTCTGGATGATTCTGCAGGACCGAAAAGGACGGGCTCGCGGTTTAGATCGGACTGAACCCATTTTTTGGTAAGGCTGGATCAGATCAGAATCGGACTCACGGAGAGATACAATGAGTATTGGCGGCCAAGCATCTGGCGACTTTCGTCTCGGCCAAGGTGCTCTGCGCATTCTTTATTCGCTAATCAAGGACACAATTCCTGTTCTTGCGGCGGATGGATTCACGCAGAGCAATCCAAACGTTGTGGTGACAGTTGCGAATGTATCAAGCACCCTTCCTGCGAACGTAAAAAGAGGCGTTCTCGGTGGATCGGTGGCTTTTACCCGTCCCGATATAGGGGCGAACACAGTTGGTGGTGCACTGCTGGTCGGTGGCATCTATGTGCCGAGGATGCGTCCTCTCGGACTATTCCTGAATGACGCAGTTGGCAATGCATATGAGAACACTCCAGGTACGGCATCAGGCAAGGGTCCGTTCCTGCGTGGTGGTGCATGCGGGGTCAAGATCTACGAGACCAATCGGCAACTTGGTGGTAGTACCGATTTGGTCTACTACACAGGTGACCTCCTTTATGCATCAGTAAACGGTTATCTTACTAACCGGTGGCAAGACTCGCTCGAGTCTGCATGGCTAACACAAACCAGTGGCGGCTCTGGCGGCGCTGGTGCACCAATTGAACCGGACGTGACCCGCATGGGTGTCGTCCTTTCGCCCCCAGATTCAATCAACGGAGAGCTCTTCGTAGAGCTCTACTTCTAAGGATAAGGGAGGTAAAAGGACCATGAACCCCTTCGGTATACAGGTAGTTGATAACGCCCTTAAGGAAAGACTGGTGGACCAGCACATTGGGAGCGGCGCAGGTCGTAAGCGCATTGCCGCCTCGATGGTCCAACCTCTACGTGATCGTAGAGATTACTCTTCCGTTGGTCGGAAGACATTTCTTGTTGAGCAGATACCGGACGGTGCCATGCCGGTGTACGACAAGGACCCGGAAGTGGTGGCGTATGTCATCGGTGAAGAGGGCGAAAGCATTACTGCAATTGCCAAGCCTCGCCGTGTGATTTTCCCACTGTTCGAGATTGCAGCTCTACCCAAAGCTCCACTGACTCAGGTCAAGGAACGCCGGTACGACCTCCTGAAGCGTATGCAGGATCTTGGCAAGGCTCAGATCCAGGCTGCAGAAGATGATCGAGTCTTCTCGATCATGGATGCAGTTGCTGTTAACGGGTTCGATTCACTTCCGGGTGGAACGAATCCAGATATTCCGGTTGTTGCTCCTATATCGCCGGATATCCTTGCAGATGCATATGCTGAAATAGAAGGTCACGACCTTCGTGTTGCTCGTGTGTTCCTGAATGCACGTGATTATGCGGATATCCGGAAGTTTGGACGCGATGTCTTGGACATTGAATCGCAGGCAACTCTGTGGAAGACGGGCATGATGGCAACTGGGTGGAATGCCCAGTTTATTGTCAGCCGTCTTGTTCCTGCCGGCGTGGTTTATATTTGCTGCGAACCGGCGCAATTTGGACGAATCCCAGTTCGTACCGAATTGACTGTATTGTCTGCAGACAATTCTGAGGACAGGACGATTGGATTCTCGATGTTTGAGAATTTAGGCATCGGGGCTTACAACCCACGCGGTCTAGTTCGTCTTATCGTCCAGCGGTAACTATTAGTTACACTTAGAACGAGCGTCTAAGCCCTGATACCATATGGTGTCGGGGCTTAGATGTATTTGGCATAAATGATCATGGTGTACCATAAGTAATGGGCTGCAAAAAATGCTCATCTGCCAATGATTCTTTTTTTGGATACTGCAATGCATGTTCGCAGCAGGCCAGCTATTTGGAGAAATATCCCGGCTTACAGTCTTTTCTTTCTCTTGAGTCGATATCCCTTCTTGCAGGAAAGGTTTCAGCATCTGACAATTTGATTTTAGAGTGCAAGTGCCAGGTATGTCAAAGGCAATCTCAAGTGAAGCTGATCAGCGTGCTGAAGCAGTATAGGCGCCATACCAATGCTAAGCGCCCCATCTTCTATCGTTGTCTGCGCTGTTCTAAGGCCGGAGTAACGCATCTGACTGTTGACACTGTTCAGAGTGTGATCGATATAGAATCAACGATGATGCAGTTTGGAGGCCTTCCGAAGAATGTGAAGCACGGCAAAGTAGTAGCCATTTGTGAAGATTGTCATCAGTCCCAGACAGTTAAACTTAGCAGTCTCTTGCATCAAGCAAGAAGGCACCGTATGGCTGGAAGAACGTGCATCTATAAGTGCTTCCGATGCGGTATAACACGTGAGGATGCTGTTGTTAGGTCTGCCGTTGCTAGAGCCAAGCAGCTGTCTAATGGGTTTCGATCATGTCTGGAGACAGCAATGACGAATCGACTTACGACCCTAGGTATTAGTTTTTGGTCGCAGCATGCCGTCGGCCTCTACACATGGGATTTCTTCCTGCCAGATTTCGGAATTCTCATTGACGTTGATGGGGAATATTGGCATTCAAGGCATGATAGAATTTGTAAGGACACGGCCAAGATGACCTATACACAGCGGTACTTTCCGGAATATCGTACCGTTCGAATTGAAGAGAAAAATTTTCTGAATCCGGCCATTGTGGATCGTCTATTACTAGCTCTACTAGGTCAGCTTCCGGCTCCAGTCAAGATTGACTTTGATTTTGCCAACGTGTCAGTGGATAAAGTTGGTGGTAAGGGGGATCCTGTAGATGTATATCGTTCTTTCCTTGATTCTTATCATTATGCCCAATGCGGCCGGCCCGGATTTGTGGTCTATGGTGCGGTCTTAGCTAGTGAATTAATTGCAGTGTGCAAATTCAACTCTGTCACCAGGCAGGGTACGCCTGCGGCTCGTGGCCTCAAATGTCACGAGGTTTTAGAGCTCGATCGCTTTTGTATTCACCCGTCTTATCAGAAAAAGAATTTTGCATCATGGTTCCTCTCTCGGTGCATATCTCGCGTTTTTTCTGACTATTCTGGTATAGCAGAACTTGTTAGCTTTGCCGACGAGACCTTCGGCCATTCAGGGACGATTTATGCCGCGTCGAACTGGGTATACATCGGGCATACTAGACCAAGTTATCACTATATGGATCCCTTAGGAGTAGCAATTAATAAGAAGAGGGTCTATGATATCGCATCCAAGCTCAAAATGACTGAGCGGGAATATGCTGATAAGCATGAATTGGCTCAGTTTGCTGAGAAGCCTAAGGCCAAGTATGTTTTTCCTCGTAGGAACCGGAGAATAACTTCATCTATAACCAGACTCCAATGATGCCGATGCCACTAGCGTAGCCTTCTTTTTCGTCGTTTCGATGTGAATTCCAGGACCCTAGTCCGTATCATGCTTCGTGTTGCTGGCACTATTCGTGTGTCGCAAGAAATTACGATATTTGAGCTGCCATATGCTAAGGGTTTGGATCCGTCCAAGCTTGACAAGAAAATGCCAGATAGGTCGAAAGAAGTGCTGAGCGACCTTATCAAGGATAATGGTGGCAGACAAATCAGGTTTGAAGATGATCATCTTCGATTCGAGGTACCGGAGGAAAGAGTTCATTTTCTTGAGGCTGATCTTAAGGATTGGTCAGAATTAGATAAGAGTTCCAAACTCTTCCAGATGCCCAGAATGCTTCAATACCCAAAGATGGAAGTGAAGAAACCATCAGATACCAAGCGTCGTCCGGGTGGAGATGACGTCACATCAGAATCTAATCGGAAAAAAGCTCCGAAATCCAAAGAACGTGGAGTACGAGACGAGCGGACTCAGACACCTGTTAAGTCATCGGGAGGTGGCACGGCGCCAACGGAGAAGACAGAGGGTAAGAGTTTCCGTGTTGAGATTCCGGTGAGTATGCGTGGTTTAGTGCGAAGACTCCAAGGAAACCCACATCTTAAGACGGTGCTTGAGGAATATGGTGGTAAGCCTGGTAAGGGTGAAGGTTTGGTTATGGAGTTTCCGGATAGAAAGAAACGCTCGGAAATATTAGATGAAATTTCCGACGCAGTTCAAAGCTCTGGATTTTTGCGTGAGATCCTTGATCTGGCTGAAATTTAATCATTATTATATACTATAACTTTTTCGAATTGATGCATAATGGCTTTCATCGGAATCCCGATACCCGCACAGGAAATTACGAAACTGGCAATGACGGCAACAAAGCTGCCAGGTCAACTTGAACCGCCGTCTGAGTATCATACGACATTATTCTACCTTGGTAAGGGAACGTCATTCAGTGTGCTCATGCAAGCCTTGGTTGCGATTCAGCCAGTTGTAGCTTCATACTCCAAATTTCTTGTAGGTGCAGCTCGGATGATTGCATTTCCGAAGGGTGATGATGGGCACCCACTTGTGGCGCGTGTCTTGAGTCCTGTGCTGCATAATTTACGGACCATGCTTGCGACGGTGTTGGACACCGCTGGTGTTTCATATTCTAAGAAATGGCCTATATGGATCCCGCATATATGTCTTTCGTACTCTCCTCATACGATGCTTGCCAATGACTTAGTAACGCCTATTGTTTGGCAGGTGGATAAAGTGCACGTATGGGGAGGAGATGACTGGAACACTCGTTTCCATGCAGAACTTGAACTCGGCACAGCCTGGCCGTAAATTCACATATCTCGTGCGTATGTTACGGAATGCCAACATATACTATTGAAATGCTGTGGCAGTGTGGGACCTGTGGTCATCGTGATAATAAGGGTCTCTCGCCAAAGTGTGAAAGCTGTGGAAAACCAAAGGATGACCGAGATCTCGAATACTTCCCAGAAGATGTATCCGAGACAGCAGAGTTGTCTGGTAAAAAACTCGAGCGAGCATTGTCCGGTCCTGACTGGATCTGCAAATATTGCGAGACACGCCAAAATAAGGCTGATCGAATATGTTATAATTGCGGATGTGATCAGAATACTGGAAATATTTATAAGACACGTGATCTCGAATTATCCGAGAAAGCTGATGAATCAAATAGACTTGAGTTTTCCAAAGAAGACGATAAAACCAACGAAACCAATAAACTAAAGTCAGTCGGCGCACCACTGCTTACCACTCAGTTAAAACAGGCTCGCACAAGTGGAATCTCACGACGTTCTTGGATACTACCAGGATTGGTACTGATTGCTGCGTTGTCTGGGGTAGTGGCTTTACTTTGGTGGTTATTTCTTCCGAGTTATGTTGAAGCACGAGTAACCGCAGTACATTGGTCCTGCACAGCTCGATATTGGGCTCAGCGTCCTGTAAGATATGAGGGTTGGCAGGTTCCGCCGGGTGCCTTCCAAGTGGAGAACCTTGGTCAGCGGGTGCAATCCTACAATGAACGCGACTGTGACTGTAGATCAGTGCCAAAGACATGCACAAAAAGTGAACGTGTGTGCACAAAGACGAATCGGGAATGCAAAAGTAACAAGAATGGCTCGGCGACGTGTACCGGTGGCGATAATGTTTGTACCGGTGGCGATAATATTTGTACCGGTGGGGGTATTAAATGCCGTACCTGTCGCGATCCTGTGCTCGCTCAGTGGTATTCATGGTTGCATACGGAGCGAGTACTAACTAATACACTAACTCAATCAGGCGATACTTTCGTAGTGAAGATTCCTTCGGAATGGGATAAAGATCATCCCGAATATAATTGGTTGTGGGAAACTGTATTTACTGGGGATGATGGGCGGACTTATACATACCATCCGAAATCACCGGAGGAATGGAGAAGCATGCCGGTCGGCTATGGTCGTCAGTTGCGCGTCAATAAAATAGGTTTCCAGTTAACGCCTGGCTAGAATGGCACAGGACCGCTAGCACTTGTTGTCAATTCGGCGTTCAACCGCATCAGCTTCCCTTGTGCCTCTAGTGTGAGCACCTCGGTCTTCTGGAGCATAGGACTACTGCCGTCTATGCCTTTGCGTAATCTTACCCAGCGAAGAGCAGCATCAACTGCTGCATCCATAGCTTTATCAAATCGGACCTGTTCTTGCTGTTGGTGTGATTCCAGCCATGCATTAGCAGTCAGTCCGATTTCCCACATGCAACGTAATAAATCTGGTGGCACCTCCACGCTGCCCCAGTCCTGATTTCCTGTAAGTATCTGGGTGAGAGTATCTGGGGTACGACCTTTTTTAGCCCTAGCATCAAGTTTTGTGGCCGCTGTCTCGAGAATTGCTAAAGCCTCGGACGGTTTCACACTTGTAGCCCATATATCTAACAGAAATACATCCGAGTTGGCCTCCATGGCCAAGGATTCGGCTGCCTTAGGCGATAATTGAAGCTCTTGCTTTCCCCACGTTTCGGCCGCTTCTCTTAGCTCCCGGGCTATTTCTTCATATGTTTGTTCTTTCATGGTGGAACGTACGCTTTTCATGTTTTGTTCTTGTTGATGGATCCACGTATTTTTGTTTCATGCCTTCGAAGAATATCCACCTACATCAGTTCGAATCCCGTTCCGGATAAGTATAAAGTGCGTTCGGCTGTATTACAGTTGCTTTTTGCGACTGATCGGACTTTATCGCTTACGGTTCGGGATGCCTTGCTCCGGGAGATCGCGAAGCTTGTTCCTGGGGAATTCGGGGGCGAGACATATGATACTAATCCAGGAGGCAAGGGCTTTCGTCCGGGATATGTGTCATTCGGACTGGACCCCAGCACTTGGGAAGAGGCCCAAATAATTGGCGGCATTCTTTTCCGATGCACTTATAACCCAGCAGAATTCAGATCTGAGGAACCAGATCCGAAAGCTCAGGAACGCGCCGGATGGAAAGGGCACTCACAAGGTGGTGGTGTCGTTTCTCTTAAAATTGAATGCGGCTATTACAACAAGTTGGTGGATGGGTCCTACCAAAGCGAACGAAAGCTGGGTGAGGCTAGGGTACTTGTTGATGATCAAGAACAGACCATAGACGTCGAGATCCCAGATCCTGCAACTTTTGCTAGTGGTATCAAGGATCTTATTCAGGAGATCAAGGCTGAGCCACCTGCTATAGCGCAGTCTGCTGCACGTAAGCGTCAGTTGCAAGCGCCGACAACGAGTCCAACAGCACTCCTTACTTGGCTGGTGAAGACCAATCAGGATTCTGTTGGAAGGTCCGAGATTGAGGCTTTGGTGCGGGCTATGGCAGGGCGTACTGATCGGACTTATTCGAACGTATTGGAAGAGGTTACGGCCTTTTTCCGTAAAAGGCACTGGCCAATCGACCCTAATAAATAATTAGTCAGCGTGTATCTGGTCGGCGGCAATAGCAGCTTTGAGGTCGTTGTTTTCCAGAGCTGTTTTGAGTCCATTAATATTGGCTGTCCACGGCGACAGCCATCGGATAATATTCCCATCATCTGTTAGTCTGCATGCAGGAACGTCCCATTCGCCGCGGAGACGGATTGTCACGGTATATTCGCGCCGTTCCCGATAGCCTGGCATGGGGAGGAGAGCCTTGGTTATGAAAGCTATGGCGTCGTCTGGGAGATCACATTGCCATATCATGCTTACCTATACGTTTTAGGTTAACAGACTTACGATTTTGTGTCTCTCTGGTCGGATATGCTTATTAAAGTGGCTCTTTGAAATTAGAATCAACTAATAGGCAAATTTTGTTTTGAGAATGCGTCTATAGATTCTTTTTGGGCTGTATGGGACGTACGGCTCATGTCTACGGTGTGAAGCCGAGGGATTCATGAAGATTTCCAACATTACTCACCTGCACGCTGATGGTCCACGGCGCCTTTATCTAAAGGATCTCAAGTTTTTGCCTGAAGCTCAGACTGAGGGGCGCCGCAGTGACGATTTGTACTTGGACCCGGTAGGGCAGGCACCTCTGGTTAGGCAAGGAATCTATGTTCCGCCACGGACTTATATATATCTGCCAGACACATCTGAGGTGCTTCGTAGTGCTTCTTATGGTGACATTCATAAATGGGTCGCCATGGGGTATTTACAGACGCATGATCGATTGAGTCTGACAGCTGTTGGTGGATTGCATGATACAGAGGTCCTGACACATAATCTTGGATATGCTCCGACGGTGGTTGCACTGAAGCAGGTTGGTATAACCTGGATAGATGCAACTGGCACGGTTGATATCGTGCATAATGCAAACTTCACGACAGTAACGATTTCCAACCCGACAGGGGTCGCGCTTGTGCTCCTGATCAAGATTTCTTGAGGAAGGGAGTGAAACGGTAAATGGCAAATCCCGTAAGCATTCGCGATAAACCGTTTGGAACGCTTTGGACCTCTATCTTTGGCACAGGTCCTACCGGGCCATCCGTTATTGGCTTCACTGGCCCCCAAGGAGACACTGGTATACAAGGGGCAACCGGTGTACAAGGGGCAACCGGTGTACAAGGGGCCACTGGTATACAAGGTCAGACGGGGCCTGCAGGTGGACCCCAGGGATCACCTGGTGGAACTGGTCCTCAGGGGGCCACTGGCTTACAGGGGGCCACTGGTGTCCAGGGGTTAACTGGTCCTCAGGGGGCCACTGGTGCTCAGGGGTCGACAGGTCCTCAAGGTGCTACCGGTGTACAAGGTATTCAAGGCACGCCTGGTGTGACAGGTCCTCAGGGGGCCACTGGTGTACAGGGTGCCACTGGTGTTCAAGGAGCCACCGGTGTACAAGGTCAGACAGGTCCTCAAGGGGCCACCGGTGTACAGGGAGCCACTGGTGTTCAAGGAGCCACTGGGCCGCAAGGAGTTACAGGCGTACAGGGT